CAGCACGGCATCCAAGCAAGACATTTATTCATTCTTTGCCGATGGTACAAACTGGTACGGCACGACTGTCGGCCAGAACTACACACCATAAGGACTGACTATGTTTGCAGCAGGGAAAACAGCAGCAGTCTCTGGCGCAGCACCAGATGATAAGTTCAACTACGTCACCATGCTTTTACATGGCGATGGGACTAATGGCGCTCAAAACAATACATTTATAGACGGCAGTACAAACAACTTCACCATTACCCGCAATGGCAATACAACCCAAGGTTCTTTCTCGCCTTATGGGTCTAATTGGTCTAATTACTTTAATGGGTCATCTTCAACACCATTAAATTTTCCAGATAACAATGGATTTACATTTGATGCAGATTTCACAATAGAAGCTTGGGTTTTTCTAAGCAGTACAAGTGCCTTTCAAATAGTCACTAGCAAATGGGATGTTGGTGGTCAAGAATGGATACTTGCAGTAGATTCTGGTGGAGTTGCAGAATTTCATTGGGCGCCATATAGCGAAGGAGGCCCTGCAATTGAAAGTTCTTCTGGTGCTGTTACTGCAAATCAATGGACTCATCTTGCTGCAGTACGAAGTGGTAGCACCATCACACTTTATGTAAATGGAACTTCTGTTGGCACTAGAACAAACGGCACAGCAGGGACTAACAGAACAACATTAGTTACTGTTGGTTATTTGCAGTATTTGGGTGGTGACAAACTTACAGGCTATGTCAGCAATCTAAGAATTGTCAAAGGTACTGCGGTTTACACAGCGTCTTTTACTCCAAGCACAACACCATTGACTGCCATATCAGGAACATCTCTGTTAACTTGTCAATCAAACCGCTTTGTTGATAACAGCGCAAGCCCCCTTACGGCATCAGTCAATGGTGTAACTGTTCAGCGTTTCAACCCATTTGGTACTTCTACCGCCTACTCTACAAGCGTGATTGGTGGGTCAGGGTACTTTGATGGTAATGGTGATAATTTAATTGCTGTAAGTGCCAATACCGCTAATGCAATGGGTACTGGAGATTGGACAGCAGAGGCTTGGTTCTGGTTCAGCAACTGGTTTGCGGATGAGACTTAATGCTTCTAATCAATTGCAACTTTGGCAATATGGTTCTGCTGTCTTGACCAGTTCTGCTTCAGTTACTGTAAATGCGTGGACTCATGTTGCCTTGGTTAAGAACTCAGGCACAACAACCGCATATGTCAATGGCACAGCGTCTAACACATATTCAGATTCTGGTAATTACACTTGTGGAACTGACAGACCCATGATTGGTTCTGATGGTTTTAACAATGGGTCTGAAAATTCATTTCCTGGTTACATTTCAAACTTGCGATTGGTAAAAGGTACTGCGGTTTATACAGCATCTTTCACCCCCAATACCGCACCCTTGTCAGCAATCACAAACACATCTTTGTTACTAAACACAGTCAACGCAGCAATCTTTGACAACGCCATGATGAACGACTTAGAAACTGTGGGCAATGCACAGATTTCTACAACTGTAAAGAAATATGGAACAGGGTCTTTGGCGTTTGATGGGACTGGCGACTATTTAACAGGCAAAAGTAACCCAATTTATGCGATTGGAACGGCAAACTTTACAGTTGAAGCATGGGTTTACCCAACAGCTTTTTCTGCATATCGTGCTGTCTTTGATACAAGAACAACGTTATCAAATGGTGGAATGGATTTAGGTCTTGCGAGTTCAAGTGCAGGAGTTTGGGGGCTTTACAAAGGTTCTGCTGTTACTGTTGTTCAATCAAGTACAAATTTGACATTGAACACTTGGCAACATATAGCGGCAGTCAGGTCTGGCTCAACTGTTACTTTGTATTTAGATGGTGTAAGTGTTGGTAGTGCAACAGATGCTCAAGATTTTACAGAGCAAGGCTGTCATGTTGGAAGAACATTTGATAACTATACATGGAGTGGCTACATTGATGATTTACGAGTCACAAGAGGCTATGCCCGATACACCACAACGTTCACACCGCCTACTGCGGCATTCCCCAACACAGGCCCAATTTAAGGAAACATCATGCAAATTGCAATCTTAACTAGCCCCATTACAGTTGGCGACTATCGTGAACTGTTTGGCAATACATCATTCAATGGCAATGGCCCAAGCGATGAATTCTTGACTGCCAACAATGCCAAGAAGGTCAATGCCTTTAAAGCGCATGACCGACTGACACAGAAGTTGGTTTCATGCTCTGCCTATGACGATGGTGAATTTGTTTCTGTTGTCCAAGTAGCTGACATGAGTGCTGAAGAAATCCAAGCAGCTAAAGATTCTGCAATGGCACAACTGAGAGCTACACGCAATGCTTTATTGCTTGCCTGCGACTGGACTCAGATTGCTGATTGCACCATTCCTAAGAAGGCTGAGTGGGCAACGTATCGCCAGACACTCAGAGACTTCCCAGCGACTGTCTCTGATGCCAGGGCAACTGTTACATGGCCACACAATCCTGACTGGGTTGAATCCACTATCTAAGGTCAATCATGGATGCCGACACTGACAAGCGCCTGGCGGTGCATGAAGCCATTTGTGCAGAGCGATATAACTCTATTGCCAACACTTTGAAAGATGGCGACAGACGAATGACCAAAATTGAATATTTGCTTTATGCAGCAATCTTGGCCGTTTTGCTTGGACCAGGCGTGGCTGCCGAATTCGTTAAAAAGATATTCGGGCTATGAAAGACTGGGCCGTGGCACTCATTGCTGCGGCCTTAATGACGGCCACCATCATCTGGTGCTTTTTTGTCATCATTTCGTTTTGGCCATGATCTAAGCAGCCACTGCCGAATATCGATGCACCAGGTGGTCTTGGACCGGTGATGTCTACAATCGGAAAGTTGTTTGTCTCAAATGGGAGAAGAGGAAATGATTGATCCGATGACGGCCCTGGCGGGGATACAAAGCGCCATCAGCATGGTCAAGAAGGCCAGCAAGGTGGCCAATGATTTAGGCTCTCTTGCCCCAATGATTGGCAAGATGTTTGACGCAAAGAGTGTGGCCACCAAAGCCTTGCTTGAGGCTAAGAAAAACAAAGGTTCAAACATGGGTCAGGCACTTCAAATCGAGATGGCACTGGAGCAAGCGAGAGCCTTTGAAGAAGAATTGAAGATGCTATTTATGACCTCTGGTCAGATTTTGACGTGGAATAAGATCAAAGAGCGCCAGGCTCAAATGGACAGGGATGATGCCAGAGAGCTTGCTGCTTTACAAAAAGCAGAAAAAGAAGCTAAAGCCAAAGAGGATGAGATGAACGAGCTGGCCATGATCATTGGCGGTGTGGCTTTTGTCTTGTTTCTGGTGTTCATTGGGGTCAATGAATTGATGACCTTTTGTGAAACAACTCGCAGATGTGGTGGCAGATGAATGAGTATCAGAAGACTTTTGACCTATGCCTCAAGATATTTATCTATGGGTGTGTGGCGCTTTATTTCTTAGGTTTTCTGAAGTTTCTGCCTGATGACTTATCTGACAGAATTGTTAATCTATTGCTTGGAAAGGTGGGGCTTGGAAAATGAAAATCACGGCTTACCAGATCAACGCCAATATGCTGAGAGAGGCCCAGAGGGTGATGCATCAGCAGAATCTAAAGCAGATGGAGATTTTGAACAGGCAGGCAGAACTGGCGCATAAGACCAAAGAGATTAAGACACAATGGGTTAAACCTAATTCTGTGGATGTATACACATGAAATATCTGCTTGCAATTGCTTTGATAATGCTCACTGGCTGTGACGAAAAATATCGTTACAAGTGCCAGAATCCTGACAATTTTCATGCGACAGAGTGCCAAAAGCCTAGATGTATGTTTACCCAAACTTGTCCTGAGTATTTAGTCGCACCAATCTTGGATAAAAAGATTGGTGATGTCCAGCCACAAGAGGAAGCCAAAAAATGAAACTTTCTGAAGTTAAAAGCACAGAGGAAACGATTGAGCTTATAAAGGTTTATGCGTGGCTTTTTGCAGTGGTTGTTGTCATGCTTGTCTTTGGCTTCACAGTGTTTTCAATGCTCTATTCTGTCATTTTCATAACACAGCCAATCAAATCTATGGCGCCGATAGACCAGGCTTTCACCAAACTTTTAAACGACGTTGTGCTTTTATTGGTTGGAAGTATCAGCACATTGATCGGAATGTTTGCCATTAATAAAGGTGCTAAATCGTTTGCTGAAAGAATAAATCCACCACAACCCATGCAGCCAATGTGCCAGCCCATGATGGGTGGCCAGTATGGATACAGCAACAACCACGGGTTCAATGCCACCACCAATGGCATACCAAATCAGCCGTTTGGCGCCATGCCCAAGGACTCCTGGTCCACCACCAGACACGCCACCGGACCATCTTGAGGATGACCATGAGCGCGAACAGCTGGCGCAGGCCAGACAGGAGTCAGAATAATGTTTGGCATCCCATTACCCTATATCGCCCTGGCAATTGGCATTGCCTTGTTTGGCTCTTACCGAGGTGGCTATCACTTTGGCTGGGAAGACAGGGACAATGACATGAAGATTGCCATTGCCCAAAAGAATGATGAAGCCAGAGCCAAAGAGAAAGAGCTTGGCGAGAAACTGCAAGATCAGGAAACGAAACTCAGAAAGGCCCAAGAT